ATAGAATTGAAAACTTAGAGGCACAAGCATCTGTTTCTTACGAAGAAGACATTAACAGCCTTGTAACACAAATTTCTGTTATGGAACAAAAATTAAAAAAGTTAGAGCAAATAAATATTTTAGAAGGTGCTGTTAATCAAAACACTAACAATTGGTCTATTTTAAAAGAACAGTACATGAACTTACAAAAAGATGTACAAAAGATAGAATCTAAAATTAATGAAGAAAAAAATCCATTAGCGGGGTAAATTTTAAAGGCTTTTTAAAAAAACGTGAGCTCAGGATGCCACAGGTGCGCATATTACCAGTGGGTCAATGCAATTGGTATTGTTAGGCCAATAATTAACTGATGGCCTTCTCAGGGCCTTCTACGCAGGTTCCCCTTTGTAGCTGCCTAATACCATAGTTTTCTGACGCATTTCGTAGATTTATGATTTTTCTTTCTATTTTAGAGAAAGTATTCCAATCCCGAACTTCAGTCGCGGTTCGTCCACAACCTTTACAGCGATCATCACCCCATTGGGTGCAACTACATATACCAACACAAGGACAATCTGCAATACTTGTGCAACGTCCTAGTGTTTTTGAAAGATTAGTAAAAATTCCTACCTCTTTCATTTATTCCTCCTGAGACTTAACGAGTCTAGCTAAGTACCATTGAGCTTTTTTTAAATCCTCAACTTTGTTCTTATACTCGTAACGCCACAAATATTTCATAACATTGCCTTTACAGTAACCAGCAAACGCTTCCTTGCTCATGCTTGCTTCTATTCCGTCAATGCACTCTATACCACCTTGATTATAATGAGGCGGTTGGTTTACCATATCCATCTATTACTCCTTAATAGTTAAACATATGTTGCTTATTCTATCGATATATGCTTCAAAAGTCACGGCACACCTTAAAAAGCAATCTAAATAAAAAAACTCTGCTAGTGGGTTGTCTGTTATACAAACGCCGTCTGAGGATCCCAGGACTATGTACGCGGGTAGTTTATGTGTGTGCGCCCGCTGGATCCAGAGACGTTGTTGTTGAGAAAGGTTGATGGGTACTTTCGACGTACCACGGTTAGGTAAGGATTGCACATATTTATATTCTACAAAACAAAAGCCACCAGGGCCGGAGTAGAATGCGTCAGGAACACCCCCATGATATGGGTCGTTAATTTTCCACTTATAAATTTCTTTAGGAAGTTTTTTGTGGATTTTGTTTATGAAGTCCTTTTCTTTCACGTTTTAACTCGCGCTCCTGCATAAGAAGCTTTAAGTCGTGCCAACGATACATTTGCTGATTTACATGATCCCAGAACCAGCCTTTGTAATTTGTATCAGACATTTAATTAGTATACATGGTGCGACAATATATGTCGCACCATGTATGTAAAGTGATTACTTAATGCTTTCAAACACTGTTTTAGCATTGTTGTAATCGTCGTCAGTTGCCCATCCAACTTTTTCAACTTGGATGTTATAGAATTTTTGACCTGTTCTATTTTCTGTTCTAACAGAAGACATTTTCCATAATGCTGAAAAACGATCTCCACTTAGACCTGCGATTTGAGTATTCCATTCTCTGGATACTCGCAACTTAGAAGATGCACAGTCAAATAAGAATGGAACGTCAAGATTTCCTGACTTTTCATTTTTTCTTATTAACATGTGAGAGTGCGTCTCAGTAATATCATAATCCTCTGGATTAAGATTCTGAGTTTTAAGGGATTCAATAGCATCTTCTTTGCTTGCAAAGCTACCGGCTAGTCCTCCACCTTTCTCACGCTTCTTCCACGCTACAAACTCTTCAGTAAATCGTATGTTTAACACATAGATTGACTGCCCATAGTTTTCTCGCGTTACAGTGTTAATAAAGTCACCAACTTTGGCTCCTTCAATGTACTCACTGTGTTGCTCGTCAACCTCATTGCTAAGCTGTTGTAATTGCTTAACTCTGGGAGTTTGTAAATGAGCTGCAGTAATGTTTTCATTACCCAACCCGCTGCCTTTTTGTACATGCGCCGGCACTTTATCGCTTACTAGTGTAATATCAGTCATCGTTATTTCTCCGTTTTTCGTTGATATTATTATTTAGACCTGAAGTTTATTCGGGTCAGTTCAGTTGCTTCTACGCCTGGGACTTCATGTCCCATTTGTATTAGCTCCCTATAGGCTGTTGCTGACATGCGTTTTTGCATTAACTCGAACTGCCCAGTGGCAAGTACGTGTTCATGCACTGCGTCCCAGTTACGTACTGTAGGGACTATTTCCTGTTTAATGGAAACAGTACACGCATCATTACCAACTCGATCAATTCCTTGATCTTTTAAGCTGATAACAATCTGTGTTTCTAGATCATCCTTTTTTGCTTTAAGGACTTTTTCTTGTTCATGTAAATCGACAATAGATTGTCGGGTTGTGGCTAATTCATTTAGCATTTCATCCATATTCATTAGTGTATGGTCTCCGTTTCTGAGGGTGGTTTTGCAAGATATACCTCATCAGTTAAAGTTAAAGCCTCCTTGCCGGCTTGTGAAATAAGTTCTTCCATAGTGTTTGGTAACTCTTCATCTTTAGTAGCACGAGTGTGCACTAGCTCGGTTACTGCAAAAACTAATGCAATAGCAATAGCTTCAGATGGTCGTTTTAAAATATCAAGAATTGCATCTTTCATAAGTTCTTGTAGTTTTTCAAAAGGAATATCATTTGTCATTGTTTAGTGCCGTTAGTATGTGTAATAGGTTTTCCATTTTGCCTAGTTTGCTGTCTAGTTTTTTGTATACATCTTCTTCCCAGGTTTTTTGTGCAGCAATAAGAATTGTTTCTGTTTTGCTTTTTTGACCTGCTCTGTATATGCGTTTGTTAAACTGTTGGAAATGTTCAGCATTGTAAGTAGGTGAACACCATATAGCTGTAGTAGCTTTTGTAAGTGTAAGTCCATGACCAGCTGATTGTGGATGACAAAAAAGTACCTGTATGTGACCGGCTTGAAAGCGTTCTACAATATCTTTGCGTTTGTGTGCAGGTACTGATCCATCTATAAGCTCGTATGTAATGTTTTGTTTTTCTGCTATTTCTATAAGAGCGTCGCGTTCGTGTTTCCAATTAAAAGCAACAATAGAATGTTTACGCGATGCAACTAGTTGCATAACAATATCGTAGCGTTCTTGATGCAAGTATTGAACGTTGCCGTCTTCGTCGTACACGCCACCTGATACTAATTGTAGTAACTTTTTAACTCGGGCCCCTGCATGTACTGCGTTAATAGTGCCAGAGTTAGTATACAAAACAGATTCTTTAACAAAGATATCGTACATAGCTTGTACTTTTGGAGACAGTTTTGTACGAACTGTACGTACAATATTTTCTGGAAGGTCTATGCAATCTTCTAATGCATAGCGAATAGTGATGTCGCTTAGTTTAGCAGCAACTGCTTCTTCGATACCTGGTTTGTCAATCCATTCATTAGCAAAACCATTAAAACGTGGTGTACAAACTTGGTTACGAAAAGCCCAATAGCGCTCTCCTAGATGTTCTCCGTCATCTACAAGGAGCACTGGGTGCCAGAGGTCTAGAATAGTATTACTATTAGGAGTACCAGACATGGCAATCCTATTAGTAAAATGTGAGATAAGCGATCTAATATTTTTACTGCGTTGTGCTGATTGGTTTTTAAAAGCAGTAAACTCATCAATAACGATTGTAGAAAACTTTTTAACATAATGTGGATTTTTTTGTAAAAAATTGACAGCCTCAAAGTTAGTGATAACCATTTCAAATGAATCGTCTTCAAATATTTTTTTGCGGTTTTTAGCATATGCAACTCCGAAATTAATATCAGGTTGGAATTTACGTATGTCTTCTGCCCATGCTGCTTCTAGTATTGAGAGTGGGGCAAGAACAAGCGTTTTACCTGATAGGTTAACGTGGGCGTCAAGAATAGCACGTGTTTTACCTGTACCAGGATCTGATGTAATAAGGCATCTAGGGTGGTTAAGAATAAAGTTAGTGGTATTAGCTTGATGCTCATAGGGTAAGGGTATAGATTGTTCGTCAGTCATTGTTCGTTTTCCTCTGTTGTAACATCCGGTGTTAGTTGGATAGATGTTAAGTTTAGTTATTATACTAGTTTATAGCCCATTCGCAATAGGGGTTTTCTCCTTTACCAAATGAACACCACCTGCAACTATTTTTAGAAGGGTTAGGTGGAAATTTAGTTGCTGTTGTCATAGCAATTGCTCGCTCTTGTAATTTTGGTAAGAACATAAGAGCTTGATCTCTAGTGTATGTTTTTTCCATAGTAGTTCCATGATCTAAATACCACATTTCTGTTTTAGCTATTTCTAAATCTGGATACCGTAAAAAACTACCAATGGCATATGTAAGTGCTTGTTGTGAATGAGCTATTTCATTACCGTATTGTCTACCTGTTTTGTAATCTATTACACGTGCTGATGTTTCTGTTTCTTCTACATAAGCATCTAGTTTTACTCTTGCCCATACGTTAGGAGCCATCCAACCACAAGGTTCCCAATCAATTGTAAAACCCCACTCGCCCTCTAGTTCTACTGTGGCGTTTATAAAACCTTCACGCATGTTTTCAAACTGGCTTTGAAATTTCTTAAGCGTATCGGGTAATTCTTTTAGATCTCCACGTACGTAGTCTTCAGCTTGTTGGTGAATGTCAGTACCGCGTGCAGCGGCTGGGCCGAAGTCTTCTTGTATGCGTTTTACTTTACTTATATAAGAGCGGTAAGCGCATGTTTCGTAGGTTTTTAAGGCGGAGTAAGACCAGGCTGGGATTAATCCCAACTCTTTTGGGGCCTCAGTCTCTATTACATTTATGAGATCTGGGCGCTTGTTTTGTACAAGCTCGGTCATTTGTTATACAGCCTTCCTAGCTAGTTTTTTGTAATAGTAAATTATCTCTATCTTCAAAATATTCTTTAATTAAAGAAGTACGAATATTGTCGTCTAATTTCCAAGTTAATACAACCCCTCTGGGTATAGAAGCGTTTTTGTCTGCACTAACACGTTTTCTAGAAGTTTTAATATTTAATCTAGACATAGCTTTTGTAAAGTCTCTTGTAGATAATTTGTTACGACTGTCAGTAAGTATGTCGTAAACTAATTTAAACTGAGACATAGGTATAATTATTTCATTACCTACTTCTGCTATCCAATACTTAAGGTATCTTTGTGCTGTACTAATACCACCAGCATCAAAAGTATTTATAAGTGGTATATCTAATACTTCTGTAAAATACTCAAGATTGCGTTGTCGTACTGCAGCTGCAAACTCTTCAAGTACAGACATTGAAATGTTTTTCATTTGTATTTTAGCTTCGTTTTCTAAAGCTGTATGAGCCATACGTTGGTCTACTTTAAATTTATTTAACACTCCAGCAAAAATATAAAGCTCTTGTTCAAGCTTATCTATATTATTAATAATATCTACGTTAGCATTTTCTAGTTTTACTTCTTGACGTGGGGCTACGTTGTAACGCCTATCGCCTTCTTCTATTTTAACTGCGTCTGCTCTATTAGTTAAAAACAAAAAGTTACAAAAGCTTGGTAGTTCTATTTGATTAGAACGCATTGCACGAATAGTTAAGTTGGGTTCAGTAATTTGGTGTTTAAGTTTGTCAGCCATTTTACCTATGCTGCCTGCATCTCCCATTCTAAATTCATCTACAATTAAAAAAAGCGCTGTGCGCATGTACAAGTTAAATTGTTCTTCAATGTTTTCTAATGCTCGCATGGGCGCTTGTTGTTCACCAAATAAAGGTTTAAGTACTTTGTGTACAAACAAGCCCTTGCCAGTTCCAGGTACACCTGTAAAGATCCAAGCGGTCATAGCTTTGTTTTTGTTTTGATAAATATAAGCTAACCAATTAATAAAGTGTTCAAACTCAGTTTTACCATTACCTAATACATGCATAAGAAGCTGCGCTATGTGTGGTGTTATTGTGTGTAATTTTTCAGCTCCACCGTAAGTTAACTCAGATACATGTTCTTCTTGGTTTAACATGTATTCAGTTTTTCTATACAGGTTTACATAATAAGGAGCTTCGTCTAACTCAATACCTTTGTTATTGCTCGGATCAAATACGACCCTAGCATCAGGAATGTAATCCAAGGAAGGGCGATTATGAGAGCGCATAAAGTCATCAATAGACTGCTTATTGGTGGGCGTGAGGGGGTAGTCGTTGGTAAATTGTTGGGTTGTTTCATCATATATTCCGTTATAGTAAGTGTCAGTGTAGAAGTCACGTAATGCGACTGGTTTTATTTTTTTATCTTTATCAATTTTATCTGCAAAAATTTCAAATATGTTTCGATAAAAATCTAAATCGGCTTTTTGTATTTCCCATACAGGTTCGCCTTTAAAGTTATACATGTAATGAGGGTTAGTTAATACAAAGTAGTATCCATTGCTATCGCCTCCATTAACATTGCAGTTAACATAGGGTTCATTAACTCTTGATATTTCAATAGTCATTTTGTCTGGGTTTTGTAACACTTCTTGTGCTTCTCCCCCAATGTTTACAGTGCTTAGTTTGCTTGTTTTTTTAGGCAAGTTAAGTTTTTTACGCAGTCCATCTTTAATCTGAACGCCTAAATTATGTACGCGCTCTGGGTTAACATGAACTAACAATGGTCTAGGATCTATGGTTACCGAACTACGTTCGATTAGTACAAACCTATCTCCTGAGATGGGGTCTTGTATGTCATCTTTAAAAGTAGGTGGTGCTATATAAATTATTTTAGAATTTTCAGCGACACTAGGGTCTAATTTGTAAGATAAACTTTGTCCGTTTGCAGACAAAGACAGTTGAGATGACAAAATATCTGTTTCGTAATTTAATAATTTAAACCATTCTTTTAATATTTTAGGTTGGGTGGGTTGATCTAACAAAAAGAAAAAATGCATAGAAACTTTATCTTTTTTAAACCCTAAAGATGCACTTGCTTGAGCTATGTAACTTACGTCTTGAAAACATTCTGGTAGTTGTGCAATTATTTTTTCTGCTACTGTGCGTACATCTGTTAGGTTGCCTGGCATTTGTATACCATCTATATCAAGAACTAATAACTCTGTTGACGCTACACGGTCAGCCATCATAGCTCGTGATTCGTTTTTAAGTGGGCGTTTTAACAAACCTTTGTGCAAACAAGCACCAGATGCTGCTTGTGTTTGTAAAGTTTTTAATAAATTGTGTAAGCCTTTTTTAGTTTTAGATACTTCTACATGTTCAGATGTAAAGTTTTTAGTAAGGGGATAGGGTGTAGTGCCTTTGTTTGATATTTCTTTTGCAAGGCGTTGCTTTGCTTTTAAGAAAACTAATTCCATATAAGTCTCCGTTTAATTGTTAGCTTGTTTAGCTTGATGTATTTCTTCTCTATCTATTTTAACAGATTCTTTTGCATTAAAAGCTAACTTAACTTGTTTAGGTCCTAATGCAGTAACAGTAATAACACATAATTCTTCACCGTCCTGGTGTAAAACTATTGATTCGTGTTTTCGTCTTGTTAATACTAGATTGCTCATTTGTCATATCTTTGGCTATATCCCCCTTCAGCATCTAGTGGTAAATCTGAACACCAAATAGGAGGTGTTTTCATTATAGCTAGTATTTTACTCAGTGTCTTGTCGCAATCTACATTAGATCCAATTGATATAATTTCGTCATGTACTTGTAAAACAACTTGAACTTCAGGCATAGCTTGTACTTCTAACATTTGTTCAACAATAACTATGCGGGCCAGAGCTTGTACAATGTTTTCTGTTAGTCGTGCACCGTACGTTTTTACCATTGTTTTACCTGAGTTGTACATAAAATTACCATCAATAAAATCTAGTTCTGGATATTTTAAGAACATGTCGTTAGGTAGTTGTATGCAACCTGACTTAATAATCAAAGGTCCGTAGGGTCGTCCTTCTGGGCTACCTGTATGACGCATTGTAAATAAAGCTTGTTTGCATGCATTCCAAAGCCTGGGTATGTTTGGGTACATGGCACGGTATTGAGCAACAATTGATACAGCTGTGCTTTCTGCTACATCAACAGATGGTGATCCGTTTTTAAGAGTATCTTTAAATTTGTCAGGACCCATACCGTAACCTAGCCCTAAAATAGCTGTCTTACCTACGTAACGCTCTAGCTTGTCAGCTTTTGTTACAGGTCTACCATATATTTGAGATGCAAATTCACTATACACATCGCGTCCAGCTGCAAATGCATCAAGTAAGTCTGCTTCTTTAGCTAACCACGCAAGCATGCGAGCTTCAATGTTTGATAAATCTACAACATAAAGTTGTTGTCCTTCAGGGGCCATAACTGCTGTGCGTAATGCAGATCCTCTGGGCAAATTTTGTAAATTAATACTTTCTGTACCACCAAAACGACCCGTGTGTGCTGCGTAATAACGCAAAGGCACAGAAAAAGTGCCATCAGGGTTAGTGCTTTCTAAAAATCTTTGTGCGCGGGTTTCTTCAATACGTGATTTTACTGCTTCTCTACCATCCCAGAGATGTTTGTATTGGGGATACATGTTTTGCATTTGTATATATGCAGAGTCAGTTTTACTAAATGCAGGAATTTGTTGGCCTGTTGTAGGACTTTTTTTAGTTGGTACAGTGATGCCAAGTTCTTCTAAATACTGTGCAAACTTTTGTTGAGATGCCATAATCTCACGAGTTGTACCAGAATCTTCAATTGCTTGTGCTGTTTCTTGTTTAATTTTTTCTTTGTGTGCAATAAGCATTTCTTTATCTAAGATAAGTTTAGGTTCTACAAACATACGCACAGTCATATCAATAATGTCTAATTCAGTTTGTGGGTAACCTTCTAGCATTTTGTGATATATCTGATAAGTTATATCTACATCTTGAATACAATAACCACCAATTTGTGCATCAAGCTCAGGATCTAAATCGCGTATGCCTTTAGCATTAATAAGTTCTTTTCCTTTACGTAAGCTTTCATCGTTTGGAAAACAACGGACAGCTACATCTTTTAGTCGTGCAGATTGATTTGGGTACACGCCCCTACTTAAGGAAGCAGTATCGTAGTAGTATGCTGGATAAAAGCCCAAGTACTGTGTAAGTATGTAAGCATCAAATAAAGTGTTGTGACATACAACTGCGGTCTCTTCCCAGGGTATTTGTTCAAGAGCATCTTGATATTGGTCTTCTCCAAACCATTCTGTCTCTCCTTCATTAAATTTTAAACCCACTCCCCATATTTTAAAATCAGGGTGGTTAACATATTGTACAGTTGTCATTTTAGTCAGGGACAATTGTACGTCGTAGTAAGTTTCAAAGTCTAAGTATAATAAATTCATAAGTTTTCCTTTCTTAATTTTTCCATGCGAACACACCAGTCTTTATACTCCCCCTTTTTTGCACGCTCCCATCCAACTTGTTTACTGTGGACCATATTGTAGGCGACACCTTTACTGACCAACCTCCACTGTATATAGGGAAGATGTTCAGGAGTGTTGTACCTATAATAGGCTAAGGGATTACGTTTTACGTAGACTCGATTATCCATAATTTACAGTTGACATTCATCCTGAATGCTTTATGTTTTTTAAGTATGACACAATTAAGTGTTATATAACAATAAAGGTGAAAATATGGCAACTTTTACAAGTGATCCTGTTTCAGGTAACCAGTCATTCAAACCATTTCCTAGTGGTGCGATTGGCGTAAGATACGCTAAGTTTAATGTAACTGCTGCACCAAATGCTGCTGATGTATACCAAATGGTAGATATCTTTGCTGGTGAAACTTTACATGACATCAAAATCAAATCTTCTGATTTAGATGGTGCTACTTCATTAGTATTAGACGTCGGTGACGGGTCTGAGTCTGATAAGTACATTGATGGTTCAACAATCGGTCAAGCCGGTGGTGAAGATCATCAAGATGCAAACATGGCACCTGTTACTTACTCTTCAGATGATACTATTGATATCACATGTCAAGTAGCTCCAGGTAGTGATGTTGAAACTGGCACATTAGAAATGTGGATTTACATATCGTAAGTTAAGCAAATCTTAAAGGGGTCTTTTATAGGCCCCTTTTTTTTGCTGCTTCGTTTGCATTAGCCATTGTTTGTTTTATATCATTTTCAATAACAAACTCAGACCAAGTTTTATTCCAACCTGCATGATTCATAGTTGCAGTTTTAACATCGTCAGCAGAGATGTCATACTTTTTAGCAGTGTTACGAACACCCATAGACAAACAATCGTCATGCACGTCGTGCATCCAACGTTTCATAGCTCCCATAATTAATTCTCCATTAATTTACTAGTTAACACAGCACTGTTCATTTGTTCTTTAACTTCGTCAGGTAAAATAGAATCAGGATCAAACTTAGGTGCAGTAGAAGGAACAGAAGGTTTAGCTGCTTCAAACATTTTATTTAAATACTCTTGTGGTACAGAATCTTTACCTGCAGGCCACGTATCTAAAAAACGTTTAAGTGTTGTACAACTGTCTAACAAATGTTTTATTTGAGTTTTAGATTCGTTAATTTTTATAGTGCCTTCTGCAAACTTTTCTATATTATCTACATCTACATCAGATGAAATAATTATAGGGTTTGTTAAAGATTTTATTTGTTTGTCTTCAGCCGCCCATATTTGAGAAGAACTATGTTGTTGTACAAGCTGAATGGGTTCTTCTAATTTTAATGTTAAAGAATAATCACCGTCTACATAGTTATTACTTGGTGGTGTTAGTTTGTCATTATACGAATTAGTATATTCTTCATGCCAGTCGTCACCTACCATAAAAGTTAATGATTCTGTAGCTGGACGATTTGGATTAATAATAAAATGAACCTCTCTTACCCAATTAAAATCTGAGTTTCGACCATATGATCCAAAATACTTTTTAGGAGAAAACTCTTCGTGATTTTTCTTGGGGTATTTCATTCTAAACAAACGCTCATGCACATCTAAATAGTCTTGCATTAGTTGACGTTCTTCAACTGAATAAAAAGATTCTAAAATAGATTTAAGATAGTCTTGCAGACCACTGTTGTTTTCGTATACTTTATAAAGTTGCTGTTCAAAATTCCTAAAAATTTTGTCTCGCAATTCACCACTCATTCTTACACTTGCCATTACACTTTCCTCCATGTAGGTTTGACTTCTTGCCACTTGATTGTGGGCGTATTAATTACAAACTTGTTAAAAACTCGCTTAGGTTGTTTTGTAACAGTTAGTTTTTCATGCACCATTGTTTTCTTAAGTATAAATAAAACAATAGATGCGGTTAAGCCACCAACCATAGCTGCAGTCATGCCACTGTAAGTGCCATAAAAACAAACCATAAGAGTGACTGTAATAATGACATCTATAAAAATGTCATTACCAATTGTTTTGCGTCCGCCTGCTTTAAGCGCTAGCAAAAGCAGTCCGAGCGCGCTGATGATGCCGATCAATAACATTGTCTCTGTCCCTCCACATAAGATATGCCATATAGGCAAATTGAATTAATTCGATCATGATCCACATAGCTGTGGTAATACTAGTTATTAGAGTACTAGACATCTAACATCCTCCAGATTAAATATATAACTGCACCCAATGATATTGAGATTGCAATTAACATTAGAAAATGATGCATAGATGTTGCAATGGCCAATAAGCCAAGCAACACTGCACCGCCAGTTAAAACAGAAAGACCAAAGTCTTTAATATTCTGTTTAAATTTTGATGATTTCACCATAAGGTGCTTCTCCTTCGTGCGTTGTTATCCACAAGACCGGATAACTTGGTCGTTTTCCAAAGTCATCAGAACCAAGATCTGTAAGATAGATCAAAGCACTAACATTTGGATAATTCTCATTTATGTACTCAATGCCAGGTGAGAAACAAGTTCCACCTCTACCAGTCATAGTTGTTTTAAGAGGAAGAGACTCGCGTGTGTACTCAGTGTAATTTTGTACTTCAGTATCAACTTCTACAAAATGAACTTTAGTAGGATTGGCATCAAGAATAATAGAAGAAATTTCTGCAAGGTCTTGATTTAGTTCTTCGTCAGTTCTAGAACCTGATGTGTCAGACACAACTGCAATTTCATCGACTGATGGGTTGTACATAGAAGGTAGATACAAGCCTTGGCCAATGAAACGACGGTTTGGTTTTTGCCAGCTAAAGTCGTCTGTGTTGTTAGAACGCAAGAACCTAGCAAGTACTTGTTTCCAACATACTTTAGGCTCTTTAATCTCATCAAGTATAGATTCTAGTGAGCCAGGTAGCTTGCCAGCTTTGCGTGCACTTTCTGCTGCTTGGTTAATTGCAACAGCAAGTTCTGCTTTAGCTTTACCAATGCTACCGTCGTCAGTGCCAGGATGATCTAGCACAGCGCCACAATTACCGAAGTCAGCGGCCAACGATTCCCAACCACCGTGGGGTTCAGGAAGTAAGTTGTATATTTCTTCGGCATTCATATCGTCGTATTGCTCATCAAGCAAAGCACCTTTAGGTAATATAAAGTTAGCTTGTTTAAGTAGATAATTTTCTGCATAGTCGCATGCAACGTTCCACTTTTGCGGTTGCCGTTCTTCTCTACGAAAAATGTGCATAAGCACAACATGCATAACTTCGTGTGCAAGAAAACCAATACGTTCTAATGGTTGCAATTTGTCAAACCATTTGGGATTATAGAAAAGATGCACACCATCTGTGGCACCCGTATCTATGTCATCACGTTCAACGGGTTTGAGGCGAAGACAAAGGGTGCCAAAGAATGGCTGGTTAAGCACAAGTTGTGTGCGTGCATTTGTAAAATTTTGACTCATAAGTTACTCCTAATTACTTATTACTAATACTTCAGTATCTGCAGTCATACCTTCACTAAGATGTTCAAGTTTAAAATCTTTAGTAGCAGGTATAAGTTTTCTGATTTCAGCTTCACTGACGTTTAGTTTTAAATTTCTAGACCAGTGAGCGTTACGTAGATCAGGTACATCTTGTGTACCAGTACCATAATGTTTAGCTACTTGGTAAAACCAACCGTTTGGATTATGTCTTGCATAATACTGAGATACATTTCCTTCACGCATATCTTGATCATGTCTACGATTACGTTTGACTTTGTTGATCATAGCTTTGCAATGACCAGAGCCAAAGTCTATACGCACATAGTCGCCTTGGTTGTATTTAGGTGGGCCTATTTCTAACATAATTAGTCTCCTAGTAATGATGCAGTTAAAATAACTGAGTTAAGTTCTTGTTCTTGTATCTCAATAGATTCTCGCTGTTGCTGTTGCTTAGCTTTGCGTTCTACTTTTTCGTAGACTTTATTTATTTTGTCTTGAGGTACAAAATCTTTAAGTGCAGGCCAAGCTTTAAGTGCTTGGTTTAAAGTTGTAAAAGATGCAATGGTTTCTTGTACTTTTTGTTTGTAATCTCTACCACCCATATAAACTTTATCGTTATGTTGTCGAATAGAAATTAACTCAGAAAATAAAGGACAACTAAGATCAATAAAATCTTTAGAAGGAACTGAATCATTATCATAACCAGTAATATTTATTTGAAGTTCAACCGCTACGTGATCGTGATAATTATTAGCTGGATCAGTTGATAATAAAGCTGTAATTTCCCTATTAGTAAGTGGTAACTCAAAACTAAAATCATCATTAACCTCTACCATTTCAGCAACGCCGTTATAATTAACTTGCTCTTGGGTGTGACAATATTTAAGTTTTAATCTAAGTTTAGAAATAGGTTTTACTTTTGCGCATTTGTTGTCTAATACCGATATATTTTCTTCAGAAAGTAAAAACGTTTGTATTGCTTCATACTTTTCTTTTAAATACTTATCGTATATTTTGTTACCCATGTCAGAAGGAATTTCTCGCTCTGGGTTTGCTACGTTATACGTATTTTTTGCGTTGTTTGCAATTCTGTATTGCAAGTCAGCCGACATTCTTACTGTGCTCATGTTTACCTCCTATGATAATAAGCCGTGATTATCTTGAATCCATTTAGTACAAAACTGATTCTTGATAAAATCTTTGTTGATTGCAAAAATACCTTTCATTAGTATTACTTGGAACTCTGATGGGAGTTTGTTGCATACTTTGATAATATTTTCGAGAGTGTCATCACTCGCTCGGGTGGCGATAGATGTTGAAAGTGCATACAAAACAGCTGGGTTGTCATCTTTTTTGTATTTACCAGGGTCTTTGATAAGTTCGTCGACATCTTGTAGTTTGTCAGCTATTTGTTTGTAAGCAACAAACTCGCCAGCTGGGCCGTCGCCGACTGTTGCTGCGACACCAAAGAACAATGTATCGTCGTTGGCGGTCGACGGTCGATTGGATAGCTTTTTGTCAACAAATGCCCATGAACGTGGTGTTGGAAATGCATACTCGTCAGCTTTGAAACTGTTAAGTAAGCCAGGTCTGTAACGCAAGAAGCCAATAACTTCTGAGTTAATACCGTTTTTGAAAGCCCACTCAACCCAGTCATCAATGCTTGCTTCGAGTTCGTAATGCAATAGACGATTACGTACTGGTGTTGGCATTTGAAATACAGCAGCTGAGTCAGTTAGTCTGTTACCTGCGGCAACAATTGACCAGCCAACTGGCATTTCATAATCGCCAATTTGTCGAGTTAACAAGAGTTGCAGGAAAGCGTTTTGCGTAGCTGGTGGTGCAGTAGGCAATTCGTCGATGAAGAGAATACCCGTTTCGCCATCACGTGATGCAATAGGAAACACATCAGGCACTGCCCAACGTGTAAAACGCTTCCCTGTTTCTTGTTCTTGCATAATGTGAGGTATGCCACGCACGTCAACTGGGTCGAATAAGTTGGCACGAAAGTCAAGCAATGGTATACCTAAGTCATCGGCTACCTGTTGAGGTATGTCTGACTTACCGATACCTGGCCCACCCCATATCATGGTGTTAAGTCCTGTACGGATGTTATCTTTAATCTCTGATTTGAGATCGTTTGGGTTAATGTTGTTCATAAATCCTCCTATAGATTTGAGTAAGCCTATCTTTCAACAGGCTCAACATTGGTTATTTTTAAAGGCGATGCATAATTCCTAAGCATGCGTACAAATTCTACTCGCGCTAGGTGTGAGTAGTTTATGTTTTTGTTATAAGGCGGTGCTTGAAACTCTACAGTTATTTGTTGATTTTCGTAGTTTAAAGTAGCACGCCATTTAATTTGTTTAGTCATCTTTACCTCCTTGTATGACTCGTAAATCAGGTTGTGTGTTTAACAATGGTTCCCACTGTATTTCTACAGCATCTGGTTGTGGTGTTGTAAACCAAACACCAACTTCTACTGGATGAGAGTGATCTAAATTATTGTGCTCTCTATAAGCACGTACAACACTTACAAGCTGAGCTTCAAGATCTTCTTCTTCAAGTATTTCGTTTTTCCAAGCTAAACAATAAGTTGTAACTTTAGAAAGCACATCAAAGTCTTCTTCTTTGCATGCAACTTCGTCGCTATCAATAGATACTTGTATGTGTATATTTTGTAGTTCCATAAGCACACCTCCTGTGTGTTATTACTTTTTGTCTGCAAACTCAATAGTTTCAACTCGACCACTGGCGTAGGTTATTTTTCTAAAGTGTAACCCTGCGCCTTTTTGGTATTCCCATTGGACTATTGTGTTGTTATCTTTTTCTTGTTCGATTTCCTTTCTTCGTTGTTCAAGTTTCTTGGTATGTTGTGTCATCTGACCTCCTGATTTCAATGTTTAAATCATCCGCGGTTATTTCCATTTGATAGCTTTTAGGCATAAAAGTTACAGGTAAGAAATCATCGGGGTAAGTGGGAGTAGTTGAATGTCCCTCTTCGTTAACAGCGCCAACGATTAAACCGTTGCCAGCAAATACTTTGTTGTCAATACTAAAGAACCGTTGTTCTTCAACGAGCAATCCTTCGTCGTCAATAAACAAATCAGTGTCTGCACTTAATGGATGCACATCAAAAGTTGTGCAATCAAGCAGATCATAAATAGTAGCTAGCTCTAGTTTATCGCCAGGCAAATCTACAACTCTGATTTCTTCTTTGTGAGGATCAATAACAAAACAATATTTAACTTCATTCATCAGCACACCTCCTATAGTGTAAAAAGTGCAGGGCTTTTCATCCCTGCTTGGCTGTTAGGTCAGCAACCTTCCATAGTTAACGCACCACGGACGACGGGCGGTAGAGGAACAGGAGATAACCGAACCTCTACCCCATTAACACTTAAGCGTTAGCGAATACTTGCTTTGCGTGTTCTAATGTAGCACCGTTTAGGTCATTAGCAACTTTAACTGATGAGTCAGCTAAATTGTTGAAATTCCATTCAGCCATGCGTTGCTGGCGTCTTTCGACCTCAGTCTGTACTCGCGATGCCTGAACACCAAGATCACCAATGCCGAACAAATTGTCGATGCTAAATATAGCGTCTCTAATCAGTCTTGCTTTGCGACCAAGTGCCCACATTTTTGCTTCGCGCTCGATAAGCCATGTTGGTAGCTCGTCTTTAGGGTTCACGCGTTGCATGGACTCGTTGTACTCGTAAGCGATACTTACGAATTCTGCCCATGTTCTGGTTGCCAATGTAAGATAATTGTAACCAGTAGTTGGTGCATCAATATCAAGTAAAGGCTTGATACCTGCAACAACCATCTCTAACTCTAAGTCATATTTTTCTTGCAACTTAGACGCTGTTTTATCATCGTCGGTTGCAAAAGCAACTGGAGTTAATTTTTTGTCATTAAAGACTTTCATAATCTCTTTGACTCTGAAAGCTTGAAAGACAGGTTTACCTTCGCCATCTAAACCATACTTGTCATAGTAGTGGTTTGGAAGTTGAACAGGATCTTGTTCTGCTCGTTGCTCAGAACCTACTGGGTCGCCCATAGTATCTGGGAGCCAAGCATTTTCTGGTGTGTGTTGACCGTTGACTAATTCACCAGTCTCACCGTTTGCCATGTCAACTTCTTGTACGAAGTCTGATGGATCTACAAATGTAGCATTACTGCTTTTTCTTTTACTACTCATTTAGCACCTCCTATAGTGTTTTGAGTTTCATTTCTATTAGTAACTACTCGCTTTATATCTGAATACTTTTCTTCAGGTATGTGCATGTAGCTTACCGCTTCTTGACGAATGTCTTCGTCGATTAGATGTTCTGGCATATATATCTCCTATAATATAAAAACCAATTACTTAAATACACAAGCAACAACTCGCTTATATACAATTACTCACACAAAAACACACAACCGGCGCTGTAAGCGACGGTTGCACACCAGCACGCACGCGCTTGGGTTTACCCAAATGGGGGCCGAAGCCCCCGATGGTTTAGCTAAAATCAATTTCCATTTGCTTTGGATGGACAGTTGGCTGTTGAGCTTTAAAAGCTTTTTTAGCATGTCTATTGATTTTGCTTTGGGTATAACCAACTGCAAATGCATTAGGTATACCTTTTACTGATCTAGTTATTGGTTTAACTAGATTTACTGTTTTCTCGGATATGTTTCCAAGAAATTGTATTGATGAAGTGAACATGTGTATGTCCTCCCGCTTTCGCTGTTATCATCGGTTGAAATTAAATGCCAGTTTGAGTAATAAACCACTGGCGGGGTTCGTTAAGCTGAAGCCGAATCTCCACCCATTGGTTGTTGCTTAGGCTCGATTGGGAAAAGACTAATCTTTTCATATGAACCATCAACCACCATAGGTGCAAAGTTAGGATAGAAATCCAATCCGTTGCCGTTGGCATGAGCTACTGCTCTTCCAATCTCTACGAAGTTAGTTTTCTCTTCACCTTCAGAGTTTTTGAAAGTGCCTCTGCTCACTTTAGCTATAAATGATCTAGCCATGATGTATACCTCCTTGGTATAGTTATTAATAATACAATTCCAAAACCTACAACCAACGCCGTTAGGCGCTGGTTGATAGACCAAATAAGATCCTTAAAAATTCTCTTCTAGTCATTAGTCCCTCCATGTTTGTTCACGCTCTTTCTTTGCTATAAGTAAGAACATGATGATTGAGCCAAGCATTAGAGCTGATGTTACACATGCGCTAAGTGCATAGGCTGGTGATATCCACTCGCCTGCAAATATAGTTTGTATATAATTGCGCGTGTAGATAATAGAGCCAGTGAATACTGAACCAAGAAGAAATAACTTTAAGTTATTCATAATATATCCTGCTCGATGAGCAATGTATTGCATTCGGAATTGAATACAATAATAAAAAACCTACAGATAACACCGTTTATGGTGTTATCTGTTTAAATACAAGCTTTCATGTAATTCTCTTCATCTCTATACCTTAGAGATGGTGATCTGGGATTAACATGCCAAATCGAAGCCTCTATAAACTCTGCATAATCAGGTGTTAGAGAAGCAAGATACTCTTGATGCTCCTGATGAGTTTTCCAAGATGTTGGAAACTCTTTAATACCTAAACCATTTTCTATGGTTAAAGCGCATACAAAAGCAACTGCGTCTTGGATGCGATCTAAACCAGTAACAGCATAAGTGTCTCCGAATTTAAACTTCCAATGTGCTTGGTCGTCAGCAAATTTGCCAGTAGTATTTTCTCTATGAGCTCCATAGTTCTCAAGATATTGGGTTGTAATGTAAAAAGTCATAAGTTTCTCCTAAATTAATAATACAAATAAAAAACGATCAACGGACACCGTTCGGTGTGCGTTGCTAAATGTTCCACGTGTTCCACAATGTTCCACGTAAAATGGGCCTCGTGGAACACGCGAAAGGTGCGTGGTTACTGGATAAATGGGAAATGTTCCATGTGTTCCAGTACTTTTTGGTTAATAAAATATCAATAACAACGAACAACGGTCGACGGTCAGTCTTACCCAAGTTCTGTTTTTGATGGAACATTGGAACATTCGTGCCAATACCATCTGTAAACGTGCGTTGTTATAACGAAATCTGTGTTCCACATAAATGTTCCACAAGGTGCTTAGACCGTGGAACATGTGGAACATATTTCTC